GTTGAAAATGGTGCCAAGTTTATTTTCGAGTTCCTGATAGAAGTCGCGGGCGGCTGGGGCGACATCAATTTGGCGAGTGCCTATTCGTGAAAGAGCTTGAGATTTGATATTACCGGATGCGGAGAGCTGAGAATCCAGTGTTTTAAGAGCGGTACCAAGATTCTGTCTTCCTACTTCGTCGAAGGGAGTAGCGGCTCCCGTCTCAGAAACAGCTCGCTTCGCTTGAGCAAACATCTTTTTTAAGGTTGGCTCGGTTGTAGGGGTTGGGTTCTCAAGTACAGTCAATACATTTTTATCAATTGGTGTGGCGATGTCTTGGGCAGCGCTGATAGGGGCTGGGGGTTTGCGAATGCCGCCAGTTATTCCGCCTAATGCGCCTCCAATAGCAGCTCCCCCTAACGCGCCGGTTCCGGCGCCTTCAAGACCACCGGCGACGATGCCAGTAGCGGACTCGTTGCGCTGGAGTGCTCCGGCTACCCCCTGCCCTGCTCCGTAGAGCGCTCCGGCTTTTGCTCCCGTCTTGGCTCCGGCGATTGCGCCTTTCAGGAGTCCAGGGGTCTCGGTTGCTAACTTAGATTCACCTGGGAGAGCTCCGGCGGAGAGAATGTCGGTAGCTGTACCAATGGCCGAGCCGATTACTTGTTTAGGAGTGAGATTGAAACCTGGGTTGATACCTCCAGCGGTAAGTACGGCATTGTCTCCCCAAATCTTCTGGTAGGCGTCAATCATGTGCTGGCGTTTCGCGGGATCGGGTTCGTTCTTGATTGCGGTTAAGAGAAGTTGCTTGCTTTGATTTTCTTGGTTATTGATGTCCGCGACTTGGCCTGGGATATTCGAGCCAATCGTAGAGAGCCCTTTAGCGAAGGTCTGTTCATTGCCGGTAACAGCGTTGACTGCGCTTGAGATAGGCGCACCAAAAACGGCTTGCCAGGGAGAAAGTGCTCCGGCGTTAGCGGGAAGTTTGGCGGGTTGGTTCAAAGCTCCGCCAGGGTGAAACTCATTGACTGGGGGTGTTGCGGCGGGGGTTGTAGGGATGTAACCGCCCGATTTACTAGTTACTTGTTTCGAAGAAATATAGGGCATTATTTTGCGGTCATGTATTTGTCGAGGTAGGAATAGCCAAGTTTTTTACCAAATTCTCCAGCTAAGCCCTGTCGTATTTCTTCGAGTGAATTACCAGCGTCGAGATTGGCTTGAATAGTTGCGGCGATGTTCGGTGGAATACCTGGGACAACCTTGGGGGCTGTAGTGGTCGAAGAAGGTGGAGGAGCGATTATTTTGTTGATGTTGTCCTGAATCTGTTGGACTTGTTTTTGCGCGTCATTCACTACGTTCTGCCCGTCAATTTTGATGCGATTGGCCACAACTTGTAATTGTGCGGGCGAGAGGCCGTCAGGGATGAGTTTCGCGGCGGCTTGGTCGGTTTCAACGCTTCGCACTCCGCCTTTGGCTAAGACTTGCGAATATTCAGCTCGGAGCGTGGCGATCTGCGCTTTGTATCCTCCGGCGGCTCCTGGGTCGATACCTTTCGATTTCAAGAAGTTGGCGAAGGAGTTGTAATCGGGGAATTGGCTCGCGTTAATGCCATTTTGTTGCATCCAAGAAACGAGTGCATCGAGTGTGTCATTCGCGGTGTTAAATGCTCTTTGTGTGGTGTTGAGGTAGGAAGTTTGTTCCTTGAGAGCGGCGGCTTGGGCGGCGAGCTGTGCTTTGTTGCCTTGAACGTTGCCTCCAGTGTTGAGCTCTGCGGCTCGGTTCTTAATTGCGGTGGCTTGGAGGAGAGATTGGCCTGTGCTTGCGCGGGCTCCGGTTGGAAGTTGTCCAGTCAAGGCGAATGAGAGCGCGGCTTGGTCAATGGCGCTTTGAGTAAGTCCAGTGCCGCCGACAAGATTAGTGGTGTATCCTTGTGCGGTTGCATCAACAGATGCGTTGCCTGTCGTGCCAACTGCTCCGCCCACACCACTACCACTACCACTACCAGTGCCTCCGATTGAAGCCAATGTTTTTTGGGTATTTGCTTGTGTACCCGCAATGTCAGCTCTCTGCTGTTGTAAATCGAGTAGCGCTTTCTGCGTAGCGTTCGGGTCTTTCGCGTAAGGTGCGTAAAGCTGGAAAGCGGCTTGAAGGTTAGGAGCGTCTCCCTGTGCGAGTTGCATGAGTTGCTGGGCTTGGACAGTCGAAGCTCCATTCTGAAGCGCGGCTGCTGCCCATGACATGATGGTTTTGGAATCTTCTTTGTTCTGGTCGAGTTTCGCCTGCTTGGCGTTCTGGGTGGCGAGCTGTGCTTGGGCGCGGTTCTTCTGTTCGAGCGAATACTGGGGCGAATTGAGGATGAGGTTGAGGTTCTTTGAAGCGGCGTCAATCTGCTCTTGAATCGGGTCGTACTTTGCGGCGACAGCGCGGTCTGCTTTCTGCTGGGCGGATGAAAGCAAGCCGTTCGTGGCATCGAGGAGCGAGGAGACGCCTAGCGCGGCAATCGCGTTGGTTCGAAGTCTTCCCGCTTGGATGGGAGCGAGCCCTCCGGCGGTGATGCCCCTTCCTGTGGCATCGAGCTGAAGTTGTTGTGGAATGGCCAAAGCCTCGTTTTGGAGCTGTTTGAGCTGGGTGCCGAGGTCAGATTGCCTCTGGGTGAGGTCGGGGATGTTCGCCACGGCCTCTTGGGAGGTCTGGTAGGCCGATTTGCCCACTAGCGAGTCATTGAGGGCTTGCAGGCGTGTATCGAGGGAATTGGCCTGTCCTTCCATTGGGGTGGGAGAGAGCGGGTCAAGCCCTGCGGTCGTTGGGATTGGGACAGGGTTGGGCGAGGCATAGGGAATCGGGGTCGTAGGTTGGAGCGACTGGCCGTTAATAATCGGTTGTGCTTGAGCTTGAATACCGGCAAGCGTGTTTTTCGCTTGGTCGATCCGCTGCTGTATTTCTTGATTGCTTGCCATGTTAAGCGGTTATGCCAATTTTGTGTAAGGCGTCGATGAGAGAGGTGATAGTGGTGCGGGACTCGGCGTCCTGCGTGAGACCTCCCGTTGGCCCGCTGATTGCGGCGTGCTGTACCACGGGGGTCGTGCCATAGAGTCCGATCTTCTGAGTGGTTTCGGTGCCGATCTTCGTGCCGTTGGTTTTGCCGAGCTGGATATTGCGGGCGTCAAGAATCTGGATCGGTTTCTCAAAGACATAGCTATTCAAGGCTAGGAAGTGGAGCTCGTCTCGGATGAGTTGCTTGATCTGGTCGGGGGTCATGTTAGTCGTAGACGGTTTTGGCTAAGGTTTCGGCTTTGTATTCCAGGCCGAGATAGACTGCTCCGCCGGTGCTTTCTATGCGGAATTCAATTTCGTAATACTCTGGAAAGTTAGCACCGGTGCTTTCGATATTCACTGAAGAGTGGCCGTTAGAGGTCGCGGTGGAGTCGGTAAAGATCGTTGTCCACGCGGTTGCGCCGTCTTTGCGGTATTTGAGAATGATCTGGCCGCCTGCGGGAAGCGGTTCGTACTTCGCCGTGACGCCGACCAGTTTCTTGATGACGTTATTGTTTTCGATGATGGCTCCACGGTTGGTCACATAGATGGTGCTTAGGATGAGGGTCTCGTAAATTGAGGGCAGAGTCGTAGAATAGGCTCGGTCGTCATCGGTGTGGGTAACTGAACCGTTGGCAGAATGGGCAATCCACCACATGTTTCCGGCAAGGTAGATACCGTCATAGCTCGTAGCTTGCTCCTCGATAGCGTCGAGCGCGGCACGGCCATGTTCATCCACCGCCCAAATGCCCAGTCGTGCGTCGGTGTTCAAAGGAACGGACATCGGGAAGTAAAGTTTATTGTCTTTGATGACAAAGGTCTGCGCGAGCAAGCCGGTTGCCGCGTCGTTGTCGGCGGTCAAGGTATTCAAGGTAACGGCAAATTCCCCACTGGCTTGTTTGATATAGACCCTTCCTCGGCGAAGGCCATACGAGTTTTCAAGGTAGTAGCTCATCACGCCGATGAGACGGTTATTGAGGTTCGCAAGGTGGGTGAGCTTACCTGGCCCGAAGTCAAGTCGCTGAGTAAGGGTCGTGAGCGATGAGTTTCTATCCCATAGGTAGACCGTTGACCGAAGCTCAAGATTCCCTTTGGTTATCGTGCCAACGGCAAGATAATTGCCAAAGGCACAGGCGGCGACGATCTGCTGGTCGGTTGGAAGCGTTAAGGCATCCGTCCACGTGCTGCCGTCATACGAATAGATATGAGTGTCGCTAAAGAAATAGGCGATGTCGTCGGATGGATGGTGAACGGGTTGAATGGCGTTGGTGGTTGTGGCGATTGATTGCCACGCATCCACCCAGACTGCGGCTTCGAGCGTGTCGAAACGATTTAAGGCGGTGGTGCTGGTGAAGGTATAGATGAAGCCCTTGTAGTAGAAAAACATATTCTGGCTTCGGTTGCCGACGGCACTTTCACCGTTGGTGCACGCGGTCCAATCTTCGGTGTCGAGATTGATTGTGCCGTCAATGTCGAGTCGAAACAGTTTCGCGTTGGTGGTGGCACTCTTTACGCCTAGGCCATAGAGTCGGAAGATGCCGGTGGTTTGATTTTGGGCGTAGAGAAACTTCACGAGCTTGAGAGTGGCAAGTGAGACGGTAGAATAGGCAGTTTCAGTCTTGTAATGAGGCAGTAGTTTCGTGCCATAGGTAAACGTGTCGAAGTGTTTCGTAATTGAAAAGTGAGACGAGCTTTGCTGACGCTTGTCCTCCAAGAGACCGCCGGAGAAGTTCGCTATTTTTTGTGTAAAGACATTCCCCATGTTATTGCGTGAGGTATTGTGCTGAGAAGAATCGGTGGTTTAAGCCTTCAGTCGATGCGTTTTGGACGTTCGTGGTGGTGAGGTTGAGCGTCAAGGTAGAGGTCGGCGTGAATGAGACATAGCCCATGGCGATAGTCGTGGTAGCAAGGCCGCCTAGCATCGAGCTGATTTGAATGACGGTGAAATAGTTATTGGTGGTGCTGGTATTCCAGAGTTGGAGGTCAACCGTGCCGCCGTCACTCACGATGCCTGATGCGTTCGCTCCAGTAATAAATGAATTGGCACCGGCGTTGCCGTTCAGGTTGACGTTGAATTTTATCTTGTCGGCGTTGGCGGCGGAGTTGAAATTGACGAAGTATTCCTTGACCTCGATGCCTTGAGCGCGGGTCGTCACGGGATTTTGAATCGTGCTCGAATTGACCGTGACCGAAACAAGGGTCGTCGTCGCAGTTGAACTGTAAGTCGAGACGACTGCTCCGGATGCGGAGAGAATGGTCTCGATGCCTTGCGTGCCGCCATTGAAGACTGCGGGGCCATTGAAGGTTGAAGTAACGGAGTGAACATCTTGGCCCGAAAAGGTGGACGTACCGGTAAAGCCGGAAGTACCGGAGAAGGTATTGTTACCGGTAAAGCTGATGTTCGCGGTGTTGTCGAAGCCGACCGTGCCGACTTGGATTCCTGATGCGGTGTTGGTGACGTTAAGCCCAGCGCCCACTGAAAAGGTCTTCCACGCAGGGTTGCTGCCATTTGCAGACATGATTTGATTGGCTGATGGCAATGTGGTCGTACCCGTGCCTCCGACTGCGGTGCCGAGAGGGGTGTTCTGGGTGACAATGTTGCCATAGGTGGCGATGGTCGAAGTGACGGCGGCTACTGCGGCGTCAAGCGTGGTGAGCGAAGTATTGACGTTCGTTCTGAATGTGCCGATGGTGTCGGTGAGTTGGGTTTGGATGCTCGCGGCAAGATTGTTACTTTCGCGGGGCGCGGTGTAGAGCAAGATCCCCGTGATGGCAATTGCGATGATGGCTAGAATGAGTGCGCTTACAAAGCCTTGTCTCATGATTTTGTCGGTAACGTTAGGGTTGCGGCATGTTTGCTGGCATAGCTCCACACTTGATCGGCAATTTGATTGAAGGTGATATCTTTAATTTGCGAGCCATCAGGGAACAGGACATCGGTGAAGGTAAGATTCGCCATATCTCCGATGGTTGGCTCTTTGCCGTGACGGAATTTGAGCGTAAGCGTGGCCACGTCTTTGTTAGATAGGGTGAGCGTAGCCATTTATCGAAACGATATCGGGTTCATCGTCATGACTTTTGGGTTGTCTTTCTCGCGGTTGGTATAAGACGTGATGAGCTCGGCTTTCATCTGATTGACGGTAGTCTGGAAAAGGGCAATGCGGTCTTTCTTGTAGCTCATGCAGTAAGGAATCGCGGCCATATAAGCCAAGATGATGTGAAAGGGGGATTGGAAACCCGGGACTTTGGTGCCTGTCGTGACCTCGGCAGAGGTGAATATCGAAGCGGTACGCTTGAAGCCTACCTTCATACCATTGGTTAAAGTGGTGACATTTGCTGCGGGTGCGGGGTAGAGGCGGATGAGGCTTCCAACCTTGTCGTAGTAGATGGGAAACGAGTTGGTGACGAGGTATTCTTCCAAGGGAACGTCAATTTGGGCTTGGTCTATAGGGGTGATTTCATGCCAGTGGTTGGCGTTGTCTAAAATCTTTACCCAGAGGACATCGAGAAAGGTCGAAGCGAAGGAATAATCCGATTGGCCAGAGACAAGGTTCGTGGTGCCTTCGGGGATGGTCGAATAGTTGTCGTCATCGTACTGCCATGCGCCATCGGCGTTGATCAGCCAGCTTACGACTTGCTCATAGGCGGCGTTTACGCGGCGCAAAAGGACAGCGTCGGTTAGGCTCGTGCTGTCGGTGTCGGTGAGTGAGCGGATTTCCGCGTTTATGTCAGCAATGGTCGTAGAATTAGACTTGAGCTTGGACCAACGAGAAATATGTTCTCGCTAATTCTCGCTCTTTCCCCATCGTTGCAATGTGACAGGGACGGCAGAGAGTGATGCCGTTATTTATGTCGAACGCTCGACTAAGCGTTTCTTTCAGCGGGATTATATGATGTGGTTCTAAATAGCCGCCAAAACCGCAATCGATACACTTATATCCATCGCGTGTGAAAACGGCCGCCCTCCATGCTTTCCATTCAAGGCTGTATAAGAGCTTTTGCTTTTCTGATTTTGTTCCTCCCTTCCAACGTGGGTGTTTGTCGCCAGTCATTGCCAGTACCTTGATTCCTTTGTTCCATGGCGTTTTGTCTTCTAAGGTGTCCCAATAGCATTGCCGAGAGCAGAACTTCATCCTATCGAAACAGGGACGTACCGTGAATTGAGAACCGCATGTCGAACAGACCTTGTATAAGGGTTGGACTCTGTTCAGGCCGCTATTTAGTTTGGTTCGAGGATAAATACCGTATGGCATGGTCATTGGGTGTATTGGGGTTGTCGGAGCAGTGCTTGGGGCTGTTGCGGCGGCTGTTGGCCGTTAGGGGGCTGCACTCCTGGCTGTGGCGGTTGGATTTGGTCTTGGGTAGGTGGTTGCATGAAACTCGAGAAGTCGAGTGGTTCGAGGTTCGAGCTTTCGAGAATTTGATTGAAGAGTTTGGCCATGGCGGGGTTCTGAAGCACCTGTGGATTCATGGCGATAGTGCGGAAGATGTTGACGAGCTTATCAGTCTGAGCGGCAAGGTCTTTTTGTTTGCCGTTGATGCTGATGCGGATGGCGAGGGGGACATCTTTGAGTTCACCCTTCAAGATTTCGATGAATTGATGATTGGTTTTCATGAATTGGTCGCGGATACGCTTTGTTTCCATGTCCTCTTGCGCGGGGTCGATCATCTCGCCGTTTAGTATCTTCTCGATGATGAAGTCGTTGATCTGACACGTGACCACATTGTCGGCAATCTGTTGGAGTTCATCGAGACTAAGTTCGGAAAGGAACGTTTTGCCGTTGGTAATCTCCCGTGCGATGTGAGGAAGTATCCAGTCGCGGTATATTTCATCGACAAAGACGGCCAGCTTGCCTTTGCGGTATTCGTGAAGTGAGTGAGCTTCCTGGGTGACGAGTTCTTGGAGTTTAAAAGGCGTGCCAGGGGTAGGAGCTTGCCCCATGATGGAGTCATTCGCGGCTCCCATCTGCTGGGCGTGCGCTTTCCATTCGGTGACAGACTTCTCAAAGAGGTTGAGATTGCGCGGGAAGGTGTCGAGCTGGTCGATATCGGTATTAGGAGCGACTTCGATGATTTCGAGGGTATCCATGCCCTTGAGGCCCGACGGATGCTTGGCCGAAACGCTCGGATCGGTTGTCTTCAAGATCACCTTGGAAGCGGCATCGAGCATGTCTTTCATGCGGATCATGTCGTAATTGATCCACACTTGAGGGTCTTCAAGCTCTTCCACGCCTCCTAGTCCGCACGCACGGCCGTAAATCTCATCTCTGAGAATAACTTTGTAGAGGGGCTTTGGCTCTTGGCTCTTGAAGAGGGTGACGCCATGTTTTTGTCCCTGTTCGTCGTAGTAAAAGGTACAAATATGGACTTGGGAGACCGGCGCGGCTTCAGGGTCGGCATCATCATAGGCTTGGCCATACTCGGCATCATCATTCAGCCAGAATTTAGGGAACGAGCCGTGGATTTCGTAGACTTCAATGTACTTGCCAGGAGTATTAGCTTGCTGGGAGGTGGTGGCGTCTTTGTTGAACTCGGCCATCTTGATTACGGTGTCAATGTTCTGCCACTTCTTCGCGCCCATCTCTTGGAGCTCGGAAGGTGAGTAGTAATGCTTCTCGGCGATGGGGCCGGAGAGGATTGAGGTCTGGTCGCAAAAGGCAAGTCTCTGCATGGGCACGACTTCTGGGCGCACGTCTTTGACGTTCTTGACGAGGACGATGCCGAAATCGACAAAGGATTCAACGAGCTGGTCAATAAAAGTGTCAATGTTGTTCTCTCGTGCCCAGCGTTCGTGGAATTTCTTGACAAGGAAGGATTTGTAATAGTTTTCGGGGTCGTCGATGAAAAGGATGATGTCCTTTACGTCAAATCCTTCGGCTCGGTACTGAAGGTTCAAAATCGGGCGGATGATGTTCTTATAGGGGCGATTGCCATCGTTCGTACCGTTGATAAACTTGGCGTTCTTGTAGAGCACGGCCATTTTGATGTGGTCGTACATATTCCATTCCCAGTTCTCGGTGATGGGAATCTTGAGCTTGTAATTGGCCTCTTCTCCCTTGATGAGGTCGTAAACGTTTTGATATTTCATTCGGGGATTTAATCAGAAGACGAACTGTTCACCTTCTGAAGCAACCCCCGAAGGAGGTTACTGTCGGTTATGCTAACCGCACGTCGTACACTACGGGTTTCATCCGAGTCCAGACGAACACCTTGTAGTCAATACGCGAGGTGATACCGATACCGGACGTGGCCTGAGGTTCTTGTACCACTGTGGTCTGACCATAGGTGGCGTCTAAAAGCCCCAAGTCAATCGAACGCTTGACGCCTGCTACGACGTGGCCGCCAGAGAGCAAGTTCGAGGAGTAATGCGTAAAGCCTCCATAAACCATGCCTTGCTGAGTGCCACTCTTGAGGTAGATATCAGCGAGCTGATAACCATTTGCCCTCGCGTAGAGTTCGAGCGTTGCGAAGTCTCCTGGCCGCCATACGATAAATGCGCCGTTCTGTTCCAGAATTCTCTGGCCAGCGGCGGTAAATATCTTCTTGCGGATGTTGACCATTACGTCGTCAACGTTGGTCGTTGAAAGCGTGATTGAGCCTGCCGCGCCGCCCAAGTCTGCATTGTCGAAGGTCGTCATCGAGCCATAGGCTCCGAGGACGGCGGTTTCGATTTGCTCCTTGAGTACTACGCCGTGGCGGGTTGCCAAATCCGTGTAGGACGAGAGATTCCACTGTGCCAAATCAGCGCGGTCAACGAAGTTCGCTGCGATAGCGAGCTGGTTGATGAGCGTTGATTCGTCGGTGATATTAACCTGTTGGTACGTGTATGCTGATCCGCGAGTAGGGGTTTGAAGCGATAAGTCCGTGATGTACGGGTTGTGCAAGACGCGGGTGTTCGTGAAACGAACATTGCAGATGTCCTGCCACTTATTCGGTTCGTCGAGCTCCATCTGGAGGCCGATTTTCCATTCTTCGGGATAAGCGAATGTTGCTACGTTTGCCATTTAAGTTGAGCATGGGATTACGCTCGACTGCGAAATGGCTACATGTTGAGGGAGGCTGAGGGTGCGTTTCCGCGCTCGGTTTTGACCTTATATTTCATAATGTCAGCACGAAGTTTGCGGTTGTCGGGAGTATCCGCTGGATACTCACCTTTGGCGACCCAGTACCCTACTTCATCATGGGCGGTTCCGCCCGCTCTCTTACTCGTGGGAAGTGCGGATTGGACTTCACGGCCTTGTTTTAGAGTTTTCAGTTCTTCCTGTACGTACTTGAAGGCCAATGTGTCCTTCAGGGATTTTCCGGTAGATTGAACTTCTTTAAAAATGTAGTCGTAGTCGGATTCCTCAACTCCTTTCGAGTTCAAGTAAGCCATTTCTGCGTAATCAAATTCTTTTTTCTTTGCGGTCGGTTGCTGGGTGGACTGCTCAGGTACTTTGGCTTTGAGTTCTTTCAGTTCTTTACGCAAATCCCGAGTGGTGTCGCGTTGTCTGATAGCTTTCTGCTCAAGTTCCTTGGCTCGTGTTTCCCAGTCGGTAGTAGCGCCTTCTTCGACGGGAGCAATCTCCTCGTCTTGGGCGTCTACCTTTTCTTCATTTTCAGACATAATGATAAGTCGTTTAGTTAATTTTGGAGATTAAGAACTCGTAATCACTTTTCGAGGGTGAGAACTCATAATTCACTTTTGAAGGGAGTGATAACCCTTGCGTACTATCTGAGCTGATTGGTGTATACAGTTGTGGAGCCAACGGACGTTCGCTGGATGCTCACGGTCGCGTAACTCGCATTGGGATATACCAACGTGCTGGAGTCGGCAACAAACGTGGCTGCATTGGCATCACCATTTGTGAGGGTCAAGGTTTGGCCAGAATTATTATTTATCGTGAAGGTTACCATGTCTCCGATATTGTTAAGGCATCTCCCCAAGAGGTCAGTCGAGGATGGCGTCCTTAGCGTTACCCCCGATGTTAGGGCCGTGAAGTCCACATAGGAGGTATTGCACGTCTGCGGGCCGGTGATGGTCGAAGAAGCCGAGATGATTACTATTTGACCTCCGACTACCAGCGAGCCGTGGAATACTTCTAAGTCGGTAAACTCTGGCCCTGCGGCAGTTCCGAGAGTCTTTTCCGTGTGCGTTACAATGGTCGGATTGAATACCGCGAATACTGCTACTGCTAATGCGATTACTGCGATGCCTAAACTTACGTTTTTAGTCATCTATCGTTTCTTTGTTTTCGATTCTGTCTTTTTCTCGACCTTTTTAGGTGAGGGGTCTACTTCGTAGTTGCTGGGGACACGCGCTTTGTTGGGAAGCCGGTCGCTTAATTCTGGGCGTTTGTTTTTGTTTCGGTATTGCATGGTGTTATGGCGAGGCGGCGTAACTTACCGCTGAGGACGCAACTGAAGCTGCGCAGGAATAAGGGCCGATGTACCCGTCAGTCTGAATGAATGGCGTGCTGCTTGGATAGATTTGAATTCCGGCTCCCTGCGTGCAGACGGCATCTTTGCAGACGCTGATGGCGTTGGGGCCGAGATTTGAGACGATGAAGCTGGTACGGCCAGTGCTGGTAGTGATGATGAGGGTTCCGTTCGCAGTAATAGCACAGGTGGTCGATGAGTTGGTGACACTCCTGTAGGTTTCCTCGTTCGTGGGGATACCGAGCGTCTTTGAAACGGGAATGCTTACGCGGAGGCCGATCACTACCGCTAATCCGATAAGGATGGCGAGGACAATGAAGTCAGTGAGTTTGTCTTTCATCTTGCGGGATTTTCTGTAGGAGCGACCTTTTCTTTGGGGATGATAAAGGTGCGGAGCATATTGATGCCGGTCTCGACAAGGATACAGGCATCGGCGGCAGACCTGAGTTGCTGGCCAAGTACGGCGTCTTCGGTGTCGCGGCGGTTGGCGACTGAAAGTAAGAAGTTACGCATGGGCTCGGATGGCTGGTCGGGTTGGAGTGTGCCGTTTTGGTAAATGGGGAGCAGTATGACCTTCTTGATGGCCTCTAGTGTGGCGGGGTTATCAGCGAGTTGGGCGATAAGCAATTGTTCTTCTTCGCTCAAGATTTGTTTGACGTATTGTCGTTCGTCTGAGGCAATGAATGATTCCATAGTTATATGATGAGGGATAGTCTTTTAGCGACGACGGCCATCATGGCGGGATTGGTATTGCCGTAGATTTGTCTAAGGTGGAATGGTTTCATGAAAATGACCTTTTCCCTGCCGTCGAGTTCGACTTTGGCATACGTTTTTCCGTTGATGTCGGGAAGGTTAATCTTTAGCTTTTGGAGGGCATCAAAAATACCAGTCCCTCGGCTGGCATACTCCTTCCCTCCGGTATAAAGCGAAACGACATATTGTGGTTTTTTCTTAAGCATAAATACATCATAGCATATTGACTATTTCATGAGAGTAAATAGACGGTTCCAAACAGGTCATCTAGCCGTTTTCGCTCGGCTTTGCGCCACTCATAACTCTGGTCTTTGAAGTTGTAACTCTTGAATCCGAGGCACCAATACCAATCATCCTCGGTCATACGCATCTTGTCTGGGTCTATGATGTCTACAAATGCCTGAAGGGTACGGCGGAGATTAGGCGAGGTGAGAAGACCGATGCGGAGCGCGAATTTCATAAATGCCCATTTGCGGCCTACGCCGAACTGGGTTTCACGCGAAGTTAGGGTATCGAGAACGGAGTAGATGTCTTTGTGTTTGGTGGAGAACACGTCCTGGGCTCGGAAGTGATAGGTATTGTCGAGGTAGAGAAAGATCTTTGAGGACTTTGCGAGCTGGATGAAGAGGGGTTCCCAGAGTCCTTTGCCGGTCGCAGCGTGGGTGAGGGCACGTCCGAATTCAAGTTCGGATGGGCCGTAGTCGTTGTCGGTGATCTCATCCTTTTTGGCTTCTGGCAGGTCCCAAAACCACCAGATTTTGTGATTAAATTCGGTTAACAAAAACGTGGCTTGCCGAATAAACGCACGGCGGGAGAATAGAAATTGAATAATGACAGCGGCGGATAGAATATAGCTGTTGCCAATCACTCGGCGAGGAAAGTCAGAAAGGAGAAACTTCGGGAATTGCAGAACGGCGACGACACTTCGCGGAGCAATGCCGTAATATTTGAACTTGCAGCCATAAACGTAGAGATACTTCTTCCCCTGCTCGTCAACCATCTCGCGGGTGTAGGCATTAGAAAAGCTCTCCTCGGGGCTGAAGAGGCCGTAGGCCGTCTTTACGACAATGCCCGCTTTGATGTCAGAGATGACTTGCTCGTTCAGAGCGATCTCTCTAGAGACCGCCGCATTGAGCTTTAGTGGGCGCGTAGGGCCGAGATTCATCGGGAAAGCAGGTGGATTATCGTTTCGACTCTCCAGACCGCGTAGACGGCAAATACGAGCTTAGCGATTTGGATGATGTATTCGTCTCGGCTCATCGTGCGGGGTTCGTGTTCTTCTTTTCGACGATGCGCGGCATCGTGGCAATGAACTCTTTGCGTCTGATGACCGGCGCGAGGCTTGTCATCGCATATCGTATCGCGTCCATTGAGTGTGAGAAGAAGTGCTCCGGTTCGTTCAAAATGTGGCCGTCCTTGTCTACCTGCCAGAGATAGTTCCGACATTCTTTGATGACGTTAGTACTGCGCTGGGTTACAGATATCGGCTGGTCTTGAACGACCTGGATGCCACTACGTACCGAGTCCGGACCTTTCACAGCGGGAAGGATGGTAATGCCATAGCTCATAATCTCGTCAATGCTTTTCGGCTCGGCGGAATCAGCTATGACCGTAGCTTTCTTACAGTTTATGAAAATGTCGGCGATCTGTCGATTGGACATCTCGCGTTGGAAGGCGATCTCGTCCAAGATATAGCCGCCATTGAGATAGTACATGGCTACAATGGCCGTGGGGTCATTGGTATAGCCAAAGTCGAGGCCATAGCGCTCTAAACGGGCTTCATGCGGTACTTCAGGGATGATAGCCCAATTTGTGTATATCTTGCCGTGGACTTCGCCGAGCTGTCCTAGGCCGTAGACTGACCACCAGCGGGGATTGTTTCGGTGCGATTCGATTTCTTTGACCATGGTCGCATCCAGTGCCTCGTTGTCTTTGTAGGTGAGCGTGATGAAATCGAGGTCATCGCGCTGTTCTTTCATTTCGGTGTAGAACCAGAATTCAGATACCGGATTCCAGTCGAGCCAGACAATCTTGCGGGTTCTCGTGATGAGTTGGTCAACGATGTTATAAGCAAGGTTGTTGCACTCATTCACAAAGAGCACATCGCGTCTTGGCCCGTGGGCTTTGCTGTATTCATCGATGCTGACAAATTCGATCTTGGTGCCAGTCTCGAAAGTATATACCGTGCGCGGGTTTCTCACCCAGCGCTTATCATCCCAGTAGCCCTGGGCTTTCATAATGTTCTCGAAGTCGAGCATCGCTCCTCCCAAGAGGTGCGGATAGGACTCGGAGACCACGCTAATCAGTTCGTCTTTGGTGCTCTGGGCGTAGTCAATACACCAGATGAGAATCGAGATCGTCTTGGAAGCCGAGGTGCCTCCGGCGACTGCTCTAATCCTTTTCTTCAGCTGGAATATCTTTGTCGTCGCCGTTGTCGGCTTGAACACTCGTTCCGCCATAGATGGGTAATGGGTTTATCTTCTCACCTCCTGAAGTAACGTCTTGAGCTGGATTGCCTTCAGCCATCTTCCACACGAGTTCGGGCGCGAGTTTATTCATAAATTCAATCCGCTCGTCATCGGTCAGGAGAGCGAGATAGTCCTTCGCAAACTCTTTGAGTGTTTTACCTTTCGGTCTGCCGTCAGGATTGCCGGAAATACCCTTCTTGAAGGTACCATCAGGATTCCTCTTGTCGTCTTGATTATCAGGCATACTCTCACTCTAGCATATTAGGGTTGCTTGGAATGGATGGCGAGAGTTACGTCGTCAAGGTCGTGAGCGAGAATGTACTTGCCTCCGGCGGTCTCTAGCTGTTGCTGAAATTCTTTTTGATTCGGCGTCTGATACTTCTTCGGGGCTTTGCATTCGATGCCCACAAATTGCCCATTGACCACGCAAATGATATCGGGACTACCAACTGCGCCAAAGCGCATGAAGCGTACCTTGCCCTTGTATTCGCTCACCATCGCGCCGGAGTTATTGCGGAAGTGAAAGATGTGTTTGTAGGCTAACCAGTCTAAGATTTGCCGTTGAGTATCGGATTCTTTCAGAAGAGTGCAGGCGTCATCGGTTCTTCGACCTTTGCCGGCTCGGAAAAGAACTCGCTCTGAAACTCCGGAATCTTCCCTCGGAAGTGGCTGATGTAGACGCGCTTCTCAGACTTCGCGACGATGTGATTATCGAGCGTTTCTACCCAGTCGGGGACTGAGAGTTCGTTCCGCAGGAATGCACCGCCGTGGTTCGTTATCAGCCAATAGCCCCGCTTCTCGGTTTTTGCGATGAGGGCAAAGTAATGAAGTTTCTGAGCATTACAGTAGGCGGAATTCGAGAGATGCAGGTCGCGGAGATGAAATTCATTCCTGTTGGCCTGGTGGACATAATTCACGGCTTCAATGAGCACGGCGACGAGGCCGGGCGTGAGTCTGTGATGCCAGATGCGGGATTCGTCAGGCATGAATGTTAGCATGGTTCACCTTCGACGATATCCCCTGTGGCCGTCTTGACCTTTACTGTTTTTCGTTTCGGTTTCTCATTCAGAATTCCCAACTCTTTCACATCGCCGTAACAAACAGTTCCTCCTTCGAGCTTCCCACAGATGACCTCTTTACTTTCATTGTCCTTGTTTCGGTATGTCGCAGTTCCGGCAAAGAGACGGTAAGCGAATTTAAGAACGAGTTTACACTGAATGGAAAGGCCAGCTTTGATGCCCGTGCCAGCTTCGATGCCCCAGCCAGCTTCGATGCCCGTGCCAGCTTTGATGCCCCAGCCAGCTTTGATGCCCTCGCCAGCTTTGATGCCCTCGCCAGCTTTGATGCCCTCGCCAGCTTTGATGCCCTCGCCAGCTTTGATGCCCTCGCCAGCTTCGATGCCCGTGCCAGCTTTGATGCCCCAGCCAGCTTTGATGCCCGTGCCAGCTTTGATGCCCCAGCCAGCTTTGATGCCCTCGCCAGCTTTGATGCCCGTGCCAGCTTCGATGCCCCAGCCAGCTTCGATGCCCCAGCCAGCTTCGATGCCCCAGCCAGCTTTGATGCCCGTGCCAGCTTCGATGCCCGTGCCAGCTTTGATGCCCGTGCCAGCTTTGATGCCCCAGCCAGCTTTGATGCCCTCGCCAGCTTCGATGCCCCAGCCAGCTTCGATGCCCCAGCCAGCTTTGATGCCCTCGCCAGCTTTGATGCCCTCGCCAGCTTCGATGCCCTCGCCAGCTTCGATGCCCGTGCCAGAATTTGCGACGATTCTGCCTTTTACGGAAAGAGACAGGAATCGTACCCATCCGAGGTTAGCGTCTATCTCAATTGAAACATCCGCGTCGGATTCGATTTCCGTACCGACATAATCCAACCAATAGCTATCGGATTTCTTGAAGTCATCTTTTGTAAGTTTGATTGTTTTCATGGAGCGCGATTAAGGGCGATCTCGTACAAGTCCCTGACCATCTTCTCGATGCGGTCAAGCTGGCTTGGTTCGGCCTTTGCGGGTTTAGCGAGTGGGGCGGTTTCGGGCGTCCATTCCCAGAATCCTTTGTGGTTCTTTTCGATGATGACGTTCACCATGTCGTCCTTCTTCCACTGGAGCGCAGGGTCTTCCGTGCCGACAAAGTTTGCTGGCCAGTCTTCGCCTACTTTGATAGCGACCCGTGCTTGAGGTTCACCAGTAGCCTGATGGCGGTACTTCACTCCGTCCTTACTCTCCCACTTGATACTGATAGCTTCGATTTTCGTTTTTGGCATGTTAGGCGTCTAGTTCGGCAGCGAGCTTGGCATCATCCGC